TTTTTTTTTTTTTTTTTTTTTGCGTTTTTTAACCATTTTGTAAATTCTTTATATTTATTTAATAAATTTTTATAAACTGGATGATTAATCATATCATTTAACCATATAATTTTGGTAATAGTATATATTTTTCCATCAATTTTCAAATAAGAAAAATATGTGGTTAATGTCGGAGATAACACGGATATACCTGAAGGTAATATACCTTTTGCAGTAAAATCAAATATAGATGATTTTTCTTGTTTAATATTTGCAATATATGATTCTTGGTAATTTTCAATTACGGGATAAACAGTAGGGAATAATAATTTAATCATTAAATTTATATTATTTTTCAAAATCTCATTTATACCATTTTCACTATCATCATTAATTACCTCACCATTATGATGTTGATTTAACCATTTTTTAAATTTAATTTTATCAAAAAAGAATTGGACTCGGCGATTATACGGTTGAGATTTTAAATATTGTTCATCATATTTAACATTGCCTGTAATACACGGATATTCACTAAAATTCGACATATTTATTCCTTTTAATAACGAATGATGAAGCATACTTTTCGTAAATGGAATAGGAGTTCCCTGTTTATCCGGGTCACTTATATCCATCATTATTTTAACACTATTTATGGTAAAATTTATTTTTTTATTTTTACCAGTTAACATTTGAATAACGGGTATTAGTAGATGTTATATTATACTGAGATAATATCTACTTGAAAATGTATGCCCCTCCGCCATAAGAATTCGCATTAGTTTCGTTTTTTTGCTCCGTATTGGAAAATGTCCCTGAATTTAGTTGTGTATTCTGTTTTTTTGCTTTCTCTAAAACTTCTTCGGCCTTTTTAATCTCTTCATCCGTCACTTTATCCCCACCTGAATTTTCCAATAATGATACATGATAATTCGTAAATGTTTCGGGTAAACAACAAAATGAACTATCCTCATTCAATAAATAATCCATACATATTACGAATATCGTGCTAACAAAAAGAGCGATATATATATCACGTGTCCCCATCCATGCAATCGCAAATACCAAGATTTGACGACTAAATGAATATTTCAAATAGGATTCGGCCGTTTTACTCAGTTTAATATTAACGAATTTAGATGCTATATTAAGTGTTATTATCATTAGACCTGCGAACAATTTGCTATCATTCATAACTTTGATATTATCATGCAAATAATACGCCATATTTTTAAATGCCTTTCCAAAATCAGATGCAGATTTCTTGGACATGTATGCTTATATGTTATACATATATAATTATTTAGTATAAGTTGAAAATTGTTCGGATATAACTCCATGTGATGCAGTCATTGATGCCGATGATATGATGGGTTGTTCGGCAAATAATCCAGACATTTGATTCCACGCTTCTTTGAGCCAATCATTTGAACTCTTGGGATTCATGATTTCTTCTTCTGTCGTCATTCGTTTATCCATCACCGAATATTCGCAATTCGGGTCGCATGGATTGCATATATTACCGTTATTATATTGTATTTCTGGATATACATGTTGAGCCATTTCCGTTTTAATTGGGAATTCTTTATAGGTTAATTGATTGTTTTTGCAATGTTGGTTATAAATACGCGATGGTTCAAACACGGGTTTTGCCGGTTGTGTTCCGCCCATTTTATAGACAGTTTCTGTGTGCGGTAAATACGAATCGTAATGTTCGCTTTCAGTTTGATTCATATTCTCGCCTAAACCAATATTGGTATAACCTTCATAATTATTGGTAAACATAGTCACATTATTTACCGCGACAGTCTCTAATTGATAAAATAATATCACAATTAAACATGCGAATAGGCCATACGCAATATCATGTTTAGTATAACATATAATTCCCATTATTGCGATAAATCTCCCTAAATAGGAATTGGCGAATATAATGGCCGATTTAGTATAAAGTGTGAATAATAAAATCAATAATATGGGTGTAAATTCGGCAATACACCAAGAATCTTTCGTTTTTTTCATATTACAGAGACTAACTATATATCAATGATATTTTTTGTTTTTGCAAAATCGGCAGTTGTTGCAGAATATATATATCATTGTTATTTAGGTATCTTAACAAATTATTATTATTAATGTCTCTATTATCTACGGCATCGGTATGGACAAATGATGAACCCCCTAAAAAAAAACAGCCCACATTGAATATGCGAAAAACTGTTAAGAAAATGCCCGATTATTTGCAAAATGATGGGCAACCATTAACCGGTCAATTAACTGGTCAATCGGATGAATATACGTCTGAAGACCAAAATTATCAGGGAATGAAAATAAATACCATTGAAAATACGCAATCTAGCCAAGAATCTCGCAAATCTCGCGTAGATGAATTGCTAAATAAGATTACGACAGTTAATGTGGAAAATGATGGAAATGGACTCGCCAATTTTAATCCAATATCTAATCCGGAAATTAATCAAAAAAAAGGGACTCTAGGCAATAGTGAAACCCCGATGCAACCTTCCATGTTTCAAAAAAATAATGCGGCAATGAATTATGCACCTAATAATATTGATTTAGCTAAATTGAGTAATTATAGACAGAGCTATGAACCGTCTACCGTGACTCAACAACAACCCTATTATGCGAAAATGGGGCTAGGAACCGGCTCACATGATAGCAAAATTATGGACAAAATCAATTATATGATTCATTTATTGGAAGAACAGTCCAATGAAAAAACAAATAATATTACTGAAGAATTTATATTATATACATTTTTAGGCGTTTTCGTGATTTTTATTGTGGATTCTTTTGCGAGAGCGGGGAAATATGTGCGGTAATATATTTGTTCTTTACCATGACCGATTCTTTCTAGTTCCATGACGCATACTCATATTTTTATTCATTTTTTCTTCTAATCGGTCTTGACGAGATTGAAGAATAAATATTGCATTAAATAATTTGTTTATTAGAGCAATTATATAATAAATTGCACCAAGTAATCCACCAACATGTTGATTTTGTTTCATATTTTCCAATGTATTTAGACCAGCATCTCCATGTTTTCCATGTGCAGCAACAAACGTATTATATGTGTTTTTGGCTAAAGCATACTCGTTTGGTGTAACAGAATTAAGTTTCCTAGATTCAAATAATTCGTTATTATATGATTTTAGCACACTATTCGACATTTTATCACGGGGAAATACAAATACTTCAGCTTCCTCATGAATCTGAACCGTTTTATTTGATTTACTCATTATAATATATTATATATATTATATTTACTATAGCCAAAGCAGTCAAAGAATAAAATCACAAAACTAAAAAACATTGCTCTTGAGATAAAGGCGACCGGGGTAATACAAAATTATATAAATAATATGCCGTCGAATTTTCGGCGACAAACTGATTTTCCTTTCTCCAATTTACCAAGATTCGGCTATTATGTGAAATCGTTTCAAATAACATCATTTTATAGGTTTTTTTCGCCTTGGTAATTTGTTTCAATGAATGTAAAAACCCGATATAGAATAATTCCAACGATTCCGTATTGCTAAAACTCGCCGTAAACTGTAATATATCGCAATCATCGGTCGTCGGTAATAAACTTTCATATTGGATATTAGCATTCTTGAAAAAATAGCAACCATAGACTGCAGACGATTTACTCATAATATACACATACAATTGATTCGTCGTAATGAGTGTAGATATTACAGCCATATCCGTTATTCCCAAAATGGTAAATCCATTTTTACTAATCAAATTCTCAAAAAAATCCGCCAGTTTCCCAAGATTGTGTTTATTTATTCGGTCAACGGTAGTATGCGGAGGTAATCTTGGTATTCGGCCGATTTTTTTCAAAGGGAACGTATATGTCGGATATATGACTAAAGGCACGATTCCTTCACACAAATGCGATTCTTTTTTGAATATACAAATTCGGATATTGGGATTGCGGTCGCGTTGATTATATTCATGGGTTTGTATCAAGTTACGGCTGATATGTTTTTTCTGGTAGTCGCGATGACTACATATATAATCCAAGAAATAGGCATCAATTTTACCCATATTTATGTATAGATGTAGGGGTCGAGATATAATACATCCAACTGGATTATCTGCATATTTGATTTGTATATTATTGGACGATGAATCAACCAAGGCATATTGCTTTTCGCGATATAAAGATATATATGTTGGTTCGCTATATCCAGTCATATATGCGGTTAAAATGGGTTCAGTTAATGTGCATAATACCAGGTCAGACGGCACATAATAACATCGCAATAAATCAATGATACTATTGCGTTGTTCTTGGTTCGTCTCTAAATAATTGTAGGTTTGTATCTGCAAAAAATCGCAATATTTGGTTTGCATAGGAAGCAATGTTTTTCGTATTATAAAAGGTGTCGTATAGGCATATCGCCAAATATCATAGGTATGAAATACGGGTTGAATATTCCAAAACGGATAGCGGATTTTTATATAAGCAAACGTGAAAAGCCCGGATAAAATAAAGACGAAAAAAAACGCCGAAATATCGGGTAATATAATATCCGTTTTTAGAATAATAGTGAAAATCTTGGTAAATATATTCGTAAAAACATAATAAACCTTATTGACGATTTGACTTGTGATATTGTATGATTGATATACAATGATTTTTGTGGTTTTCAACATATACGCATTTTGTTATATGTTGAATTGAAAATATTTTGAAGAGATAATCGCATCTATTTCTAACCGTTCAAAATACTAATATACAATTTACCAGCAACAGCACTTACTCTTTTGCTTATGGATAACTGGTGAAGGCGACGTCACTAAAACCGTCAAAGGTTTGAACGGTTTCTGTTTGAGTAAATTGACGCATGCATCAATAATATTATCATAGCATAATATCAATAAAGTGGCTTCCGTATCATTATCCAATTTTATCAAGTTTTCCCGAATAATCACGCTAAATATAAATTTCAATATAAATCCGCAGGTATCTGCCGGTATTTCATATGATTGATTATTTTCTATATTCAAATCAATTACTATATTATATAACTTCAAAATCAATGTTATAATATAAGGCACTTCATGCGATTGTATTTTACCATCATCTATATTTCGCACAAATGTGCTTTCTACCCCCCGAAAAAATTCCGGTTTTATTTTTATTAATTGTTCAATCACAGTCAAACTTTGCATTGTAAGCTTGGTTGAATACTTTTCTCTCAATTCATATGACGAAATAATAGTCTCAACTGTCTGGATTAAATGCCGATTTATAATAGTTCCCGCAATTATCGGTTTTTTTATTATACTATCTACTCCACTTTCACTTTCTTCGGCCCAAGTTTCCATATTATATGATATATCCACACTATAAATTCCTAAATAATTATAACTCGCATGTTCTCTTCCCGATACAAGTGTGACGGTTGTGATACCAGTGTGAATTACGGAATTTACCATATGGTCTACATGATAGTAACTGTATTATTTTTAATATATTAATGCGTGATTGAACATGCACTGTAAATGAATCAAAGTTTTGCGATAATATCATATATAAGTATATGATATTATAGATGTTGGCGGATAATGTAATCAATGCATCGACCCAGTTAGTAGTGGAAGATTTTGCTAATTTATCGGTTAAATTTGATAAAAATGTGATTGAATTTAATGCATGTATGATAGATACGCAAAAAAGCACTAAATTGGCGACTCATTATTTGAAACAATTAGATAAAATAATGAATGAATCTATTTTTGATGAAGACTGTTCCAAAGAAGTATACCAAATGGTGGATTTGACTCTAAATATTACTGCGACTATACCAATTATACATCATACTTCCAAGAAAACTCAAAAATAATCGGATTACCACCAGTTTTTGATAATGGATGATGTAATTGTGATTTCTTCGCCAAAAGTGATTGCGATTCCTGTGCTAATAGTCACCCCATTCGCCCAGTCAAATGTATCTATATTTGTTTTATAAATGGTTATATTTTGTTCTATTGTATTTACCCGAATAAATGGAGTCAAATCGGCGGGAATATCCCAACTCGGCACTTGGCTAAGTATTCCGCGTGATATTATAATATGGGCTAAACAAGCACAACCTTTAAATGCATGGCTGCCTACCATTTTCATAGAACTCGGTAAAGATATACGTGTTAAACCAATACATCCATTAAATGCATTATCACCAATATTCTCAACCGTATTTGGTATCAATATACCTTTCAAATTCGGGCAATCTTGGAATGCACATGCCCCGATTGAACGCAAAGCACTCGGTTGTGTAAATATAATAGTCTTTAACGTCTTACTATTAGCAAACGCATAATTCGGTATGCTTACCGTATAAGAGGAAATAATTACGATTCCACTAGCGTCGGGTATATTCCAATTCATTATTGTCTATATATTTGTATATATATAATTATTTTTAGGAATAATATTACATGAACATATATGCAGTGAATTTGTAATTAATGTATTACTTTTTGTAATACTATATATATTTATCGTAAAAATACAAAGTCGGTTATAGAGTTCGTTCCAACACGAAAATATATTGATGTTCGTCGCCAATACAATCCCCCATATTCACTTGTCCCTGTACGATAAATCCGCAATATTGGGCCATAGTCAAAATATCATTATAATTTTCCATATATAAAGTCAGTTCATTTTGTCGCACATGATGCGACAATCCATCAGTCATTATTTCGGTTAATACCACTGTCTTCTCATTCGCAAAATCATATGAAGATTTATATTTAAAATCTACAAAATCAATTTCGGTATCTACTATACGAGCTGATGAATATTTCTGGGGCGACCCGAGTAACACGGGTTTACCTGCGGGCATAATCGGGTCAAACTTTTCGCGGTCAACTAAATGCAATATCAAATAGGCATTTGGTAATAGCCAATAATAGCAATTGCGGAAAAATTCCACCTTATCTTTGAAATGATATATCATCATATTCGTGCATATAATATGGGTAAACGTATTGCGGTCATACGACATTGGACTCATAATATCACCACATTTGATGGGAACCGCGGGATATTGGGTTTCACAGAATGTTACCATATCTTGGGATTTATCTATTCCATAAACTTGATACCCCGCCCTTTTCAATTCATTAGTTAAATGTCCTGTCCCCGAACCGACATCTAACATGATGCTCTTTTCCGACGGTTGCGTCATTTTAATGACCTTTTCAATAATAAAAGTGGATTGCTTTTCAGGTTGATTTATTTTATCGTATAATTCTACGTAGAAATCGTCGTATATTTCAACGTCGCGTTTCACTACAAAAGGTAAATCTTGGGAAAACCCTTCATGATATGCATCGGTATTGATTTGTTTGAATGCAACAATAATAATTAATATTAATCCTAATATAAATAATACTCTAAACCATAATTTATTGGAGTCGCTGGGAAATATAAAATTTTGTATATCTGATAACATAATATTATATTTTATTGATATATCATATTTTGATATTTTTACGTAGTTTATTTGGCCATGTTATTTGGCCATGTTATTTGGCCATGTTATTTGGCCATGTTATTTGTCCATATTTGTGGCTCGAAGTTGTGTTCGCGTATTATTCCAAAAGGTATCTTTGCCTACATGTTGGGCATTTGCGACATTTTTATGTGCGGTTTGGTCAAATGTAAACTGGGCGAAATTATGAGTCTGTTCGCATTGTCGGCCATATACCTCCACTTTATACAAATCACTACCTGAACTGGGTATGTATTCGCCTTGGTAAGCTCCGTGTTGCAAAGCAAAGTATTGGTTACGTAATGTGGACTCGATTTCTACATTTCGGCTGAATCCATCATTTGGTCCACGTCGCATATTGGGACAAAAATTCGAGTCGGCGGAATGGTCTAAATATTCTTTGTATGGAACTTTTGCCGTAGTTCGGCGGTCAACCATCGGAAAAAGTGCATATTTGGTTGATACTGCCCGAATATCAAACTGGGGTTTCAATGGCTGGTCGGAAAATTGGCGTTCAGCCATACGACTATTTAATTCATCTACTCGCTCATTTTGACCATATGAAACACCTTGGGCAAGGCCATATATAGAATTATTTGATTGATTAATATCCATTATTGCGTTGTATAATATAGTATAATATAAAGTATACTATATTTATTGTAGAAAATTGATAAATAATCTAGATGTAAAACGAAGATAAAGACAAGCCTACATATTATACCGACTAAACAAAATGGTTGTTATTTGCAAAGACCCTTATCCAGCAGCGAATTCATTAAAATATGCCTCGCATTTTGACCAATATCCTTATCCATTGAGTGATTTTCAGAAATATGCGATAGAAGCAATTGTTGAAGGACATCATACACTTATTACTGCACATACTGGGTCAGGGAAAACGTTGCCTGCCGAATTTGCGATTACTCATTTCACTGGCTTGGGGAAAAAGGTGATTTATACGAGTCCTATTAAAGCCCTATCTAATCAAAAATATTACGAATTCAGTCACAAGTATCCGCATATTCGGTTTGGCTTAATGACTGGTGATATCAAGACAAATCCCGAAGCCGATGTGATTATTATGACTACGGAAATCTTGATGAATGCTTTATCAAGGTCCAAGACAACGGCATCTATATCACTCGACTTCAAAATTGATATTGAGATAGAATTAGGATGCGTCATATTTGACGAAATCCATTATATTAATGATGCAGAACGCGGTCAAGTATGGGAAAAGACGATTCTCATGTTGCCTGCACATATCCAAATGGTCATGTTATCAGCCACGATTGATGACCCGGAACGATTTGCTAAATGGTGCGAAAAGGATATATCGCAAAAACAAGTATATTTGTCTTCAACTCATCACCGTGTTGTGCCTCTAAGTCATTATGCTTATATGACGACCACCGAATCTATGATAAAAAACTTAAAAGATAAAGTAATTGAAAAAGACGTTCGCGATAATACTAATAAATTGATTCTATTACAAAATGAACACGGCCTTTTCCAAGATTCGGGACATAAAGAAGTCGTCAAAATCCAGAAGATTTTCGACACTAAACATGTATTTATGAAACGCAAACACGTTTTGAATAATCTCGCCCTATTCTTGAGAGAACGCGATATGCTACCAGCAATTGCCTTTGTTTTCTCGCGGAAAAATGTGGAAGCATGTGCAAATGAACTCACAATACCCTTATTAGAAGATGATAGTAAAGTTGGGTATATCGTGAGACGCGAATGCGAACAAATTGTGAGAAAACTGCCGAATTACCAAGAATATTTGAATTTACCCGAATATCAGGAATTGGTCGGATTATTGGAAAAGGGTATTGGTATCCATCATTCGGGTATGATACCTATATTACGTGAAATCGTAGAACTCATGATTTCCAAGAAATATATCAAGCTTTTATTCGCCACTGAATCATTCGCTATTGGACTGGATTGTCCTATTAAGACGGCAATTATGACGGGAATAAGCAAGTTTGATGGACGGAGTGAACGACCACTATATTCGCATGAATATACGCAAATGGCTGGTCGTGCAGGTCGCCGTGGGATTGATACGGTTGGACACGTGGTTCACTGCAACAATCTGTTCCCCGTGCCTGCATTGCCTAATTATAAAATGATGTTGGGCGGTAAACCGCAAGCCCTGATATCCAAATTCCGTATATCATATTCGGTTATCCTAAATCTAATGAATAATGGTATAACCGATTTTGCAGGATTTGTTGAAAAAGCTATGATATTCGGCGAAATCCAAGATGGTATAATAGTCCAACAAGAAATTGTTGCCGCAACAAAACAACTCTTGGCGAAAAAAACCGATTCATTGAAATTGGCTAAAACTCCTGCCGAAATTTGTCTTCAATATTTAGGATTAGATGCTAAACTAAAAGGTTCAGTGAATAAAAAGCGAAAAGAAATTGAGAGAGAAATACAGAATATCCAAGACGGAAACAAAACATGGTTAAATGATACGAAATCTATGCGAGAATATCAACAATGTGCGAAAATCTTGGAAACCGAAGAAGATGCATTGGAATATTTACATCGGTTCATCGGCGACAAAATCCAAGGTGTTTTGAATATTTTAATGGATAAAGAGTTTATTTCCACCACAAAACCATATGTATTATTACCAAACGGCATAATAGCGGCGAAAATTGCGGAAATCCATTCCCTTATTATAGCGGAAACTATAACGGCGACCCATTATTTCCGCGATTTCACGACAAAACAACTAGTCGGGTTTCTATCTACATTGGCTGATATCAAAGTTCCCGAAGATTTGCGATATAGTATTCCGCATACCGATGATACTAAAGTGAAAGCACTCGTTATAGATTTTGCTAAATTATACCAAGAATATGATGCGAAAGAAAACGAAACTGATATGCGAACCGGAATCCATTATGAAGATGTATTAAAATATGATATTATAGATGATTCCATGAGGTGGACTGAATGTGCGAATGAAGAAGACTGCAAATGGTTTATACAAACACGATTATCTGAAAAACAGATATCAACGGGGGACTTTGCTAAAGCGATGATGAAAATCAGTGCGATTAGTCGCGAACTATCGGCATTGGCCGAAGAAATGGGAGAAGTGGAATTCTTGAAGAAATTGAGCGGAGTTGATGGACTTATCTTGAAATATATTGCTACAACGCAGAGCTTGTATGTTTGAACCAATGAATAAGAAAATTGATTCTAACTAAACCGAATATATTATATTATCATTCAATATAATATATCAATAATGCACCACTTTTATGGAAATAATCAGAACTTGGCGGACGATTCAAGCAGTGATGATGAATATGCGAATAATAATGATATAGTAATAGAATATGACGATTCTGGGTCAGAAAATTCGGGTGAAAGCGAATTAGAAGATTACGAAGATATTTATAATGCAGAGCAAGACTATGTTGAAAGTGAAAAGGAAGATGGGTCGTATTGTATTGGAACGTGTTTATATGATAATAATCAAGATGCAAATTTGTTATCTATCGCTATAAAATCAAATACTTTTATGATTTATCCATTTCGCGATATTTCGCGATATTTGCAAATATATAGTTGCACGGAATTCCCTAGTAATAAGGTGGAAATTTTGAAAATGTCGCTTTTACATAAAAGTCAACAAACAAATAGCGGTATATCCAATTACACCATATATTCATGTATTATAAAAACATATTGGCTAAGATTAGTGCAAAGACATTGGCGAAAAGTATTCGCAGAACGTCAACGTATTATACGAATTAGAATGAAATTAAACAGTCGGATTATATTAGAATTAACGGGACAGTATCCCGAAGGAGCCAGACATATGCCGACATTATATGGGATGTTGGGATATTATTCTAATCATATGATGATTATGTAGTAAAAGTTAGCAAATATAAAAATTGATTAATATCCCCTAAAATCTCATCGCGAATATTTAGTAAGTCGGAATCGCGTTTAGTATTGAAATACCGATTTAAATCTACCAAGAATGCACGATATTCATATATACGGTCTTTGAAAGCATTGACTGATTCAGGGTCAATCAAATCCACCCTTTTTTCCGCCATATGAACACGTGACCCATCTTTACCAAGAAGCACTTCCACGAATTTATCAATATGTTCGTTCAATCGTTCATACAATTCATCCGTCGCTTTATGTTGGGCATAAGAATGCGTTTTCCAATGATATAATTTGACGACGTTTAGCATTTCCATAAACATTCGCACAATATTGGATTTAGTAGATGATTTAGTAGTAGCAGACATTGTTTTATTTGTTGTAATTCGTCGTCGTTTAGTTCTTGATTTCACCATCATATACATTATATTCCTAAAATATTCATATAACTCGATAAAATATGTATATTCTTACAAAATTGATTACATATTCGTTTATTGTAATACAATTATTCAATCACACATAATATATACAATAAAATAATTAAAAATATGACTGAAAATGTTTATATAGTGCTGGAAGAGATTGCCGGTCCATTGATTCACATCACTACCGAATTCATGTTAACTCGATATTTGTATATTCGTCAAGATGTTGAATTATCGCTAATACATTCTATAATAGACAATGATTTGGACCAATCATTGTTTTGGGCATATGAATTGTATTATTCGGGATTCAAGTTGGAAGTATTATATTTATTGTCGCAAATTTACGATGCTTTTTACGCTGATTTGAATCCCAAATTAGGACTTTTCTTGAATAAACAAGGGATATTGTGGTCTAATACTGAAGAATACCCAGAATGTGCGGTTGCGATTATAGTGCGAAATATGCTGATACGACCATGTTCAAACCATAAAATCATGGATACTGCATGTCCCGAACCCATAATAGAAAAAAGAATATATGTAATAATGCATGAAAAAGATATAATTCAATATAAAACGGTGGAAGATGACGCGTATGCAGCTCACCTAGTTTTGCGTAATGTATGTAAATATTCGCCGTGCGGAAAATCATTGAAACGTTTATTTATACCGGATTACATAGAAGAATCAAATATAACACAATTTAATAAATGGGCAAATGAATGGATGTATTATGCCGCTTTTTCGCCTATATGGAAAGAACGGTTAGAAGATTATGGGGGAGAACAAAATCATAATATTAAAATGGTAGAGTTTTCGGATGAAGCTAATTATGAAGAATTTTGCGAATTATTTGGATATGAACCCGACGAACAACCTGCAAGTTTGAATTCGCGTCCTTAGTTTATGGTATGACGGGCTACAATATCACGTAAATTATTTCCCAATTGTTCAGTAGTATCTACACCATCCGGTTTTGGTATAACAGTATCGGTTGTTGTAAATTTATGATAATCTATATTTTTTTGTTCAATAAATGATGCTACTTTAAATTCGTTAGTTCCATAATGATGAGTCCACCAGACGCGAAACATTTTTCCCTTTTCATTATCGTAGAATCCGGTTACTCGCCCAGTTATCTCTTGTCCTGACGAATCGCATTTGATTATAGTATTCATTTGTATGAAGCACGCATTGCCCGTATAATCCGTAAATGCAACAGTGCTGCTAGGCGAATAATTCATTTCTGTGTAATTGTGGCGATTGTATATCATATTTTATTTTGATATAATACGTATTCAATTTTACAATAAAATGACCTAAAGAATTTAGCTCGCATTTGTGCGAACTAAATTAGTAAATGGTGTAAATTATAAGTTAGCCAGGTAGTCAATGCGAATAAAACTCCACCCCATACAGTGTCTAAAACCACCATTTGTATATTCCATTTTTTCAAGATAGAATAGTTAGTCAATTCATATACGCCATATATTACTAAGCCTAATAAAAATGCATCCCATACTGGACGGTGTTGGCGGATAATAAAATAATATAGACCGAAAATCAACAATAAATAACATACAACCATGGGCAATATTTTTGGTTGGAGAGATGTGCGTTGTATTTGCACGACTTGGTCTTCAAACATTCGGCGATTAGCATTGAGATAAATGAAATCTAATAAAATCATAATGATTCCGGGCAAAAGAATGGGCAAAAGACTGGGCAAAAGACTGGGCAAAAGATTATGCATAAATATATGTGTATATTATAGTATAAGATATTATGGCCGAATTTTTAGAAAAAGAAATAGATTATACTGAATTATTACAATCATTTTTTAGTGAACAAATGTCGGATGGTCCTGTTGAAATAAAATATGAATTAGAACGTGAAGTAGTATACCATGAAAGTCGTAATGTATTTGTGTATAAAGTTTATCATAGTGGAATGCAATGTTTAGCAATACAAATCATAAATCGCAAAATTATTGTAAAAGCTATTGATAAATGTTCAAATCCACCTACGGCCGAATCTACATCAACAAGAACTTTAGTTATTGGAACCGGAAGTCATATATTATCACTTCTAATAAACCTCTCAAAAACTCTCGGGTTTTCCCTTATTATTGAAGTGGATACATCAGCACTTTATATACAAGGCATTAAATTTTCCTTAGCTGGTTTATATTTATTGACTACTGGTAAATCATGGTATAATTCAAATGGGTTTTATGAAACACAGTATGAAGAAAATAAACGAATAACCGATGAATTTATTAATACCAATTTATCGAATAGAACTGATTTACATAAATTTTTATATCCAGATAAATCAAATAAATCACCACATACAATTAGAGAAACATTCACTACAATTTATATCCAATTAAAAACTGCAGGTAAAACTTTATTACATATACCGAATGAAATATTGGAAATTTATGAAAAGCAATTGAATAAATTTTATACAGATTTATTGAAAAGATTACAGTTCAAAATAAATGGTTTAGAATATCATGATATTGAACCCGGTTTAGAACACGAAGTGTCTGCATCTACCTCAGCAGAACCAATAAAAGTGTCTAAGCCTCCAGGTAAACAATCCAGCAAAGAATCCGGTGGTAGAAAACGAAGAAAAACCCGAAAACAAAAATTGTAAAATTGAATATATTCTAATACTTATTACTAGAATATATTATCCACATCAAATAAAGAATGAACGGCTCATATCGCTTCAAAGTTGCATATACATGTATAGATAAAACATATGATTTCCGAGTGGATACAATTGCCGGTGACTTTTTCCGAGATATTACGCCCCGAATTCGCCAAGATTTTAATTTTCATACGGATGATGATTTTGAACTGGTTGATTATCGTAATACTGAAACCGGGTTAGCAGTCAAATTAAACCCAAACGAACAAAATACCAAAATAATACTATTATACAGTAACGAAACTGTCTTTTATATTCGTCCCAAAGTGATAATATCCGAATTAACCTGTGTAATTTGTGATACTTCCCCCCATTTACAAATATTTTATCAGTGCACACATCAAATATGTGCATCATGCTATGCAAATAGCCAGGCACATGATATGTTTAATTGTGCATTCTGTCGCGCACCGAATTTATAGTTTGGTTATATTGACGGCAATACATTATTATCTTTTACTTCTTCTTTTACTTCTTCTTTTACTTCTTCTTCTACATTTTTTACTTCATCGCCATTTATGGATGAATCTAATGCGTCTATTTGTGTATGTTTTTTCTGTGCATAAATCTTGGTAATATTCTGTTGTTGTAACATATACATCACAATATCTGGTATATTCGCAATATGATTAATCACAGTATTATATGTGCATGTAAAAGCACACGCACCGACGTCATCTGAATACTTTATACTATACCACCAATATGCTGGAATATACAAGATATGCCCGGCGAATACATCAAATTCCAAGAATCGGAGTTTATCAATTTCATGCAAATATTGTTTTTGAGGAGACCATACATTAACTGGCGACCGGAATTCGTATTTTTCGTAATCTTTTATAGGCGATAGATATTTACTGCTTTTCCAAGGCGACATTTTCACTTGTATTTTCCCCGAAGATACACATAATAAATGGCGATAATCGGTATGATATCTTAGTGGAGTATATGCACCTTTTGACCCAAATATAAAATCACAACGGCTTTGTATTGTCGCAAAAGGTTTAAAATGAGCATCATATAGTTCCAAGATTTTCGCGGAAAGGCCAGTTTCTTCCATAAATTGTTCATTATGTTCGGTAAAAAAATGGGAATTCGTATCCGTTTCTATCAATTTTTGTGCACTTTGATATGGTAAGGCAATATAATCAATTGAAGCGTTTTCGTTAGTGTCGTATTGTTTATAATAATCACGCGAATCTAATACCTTTATATCATCATTTGTTATTTTAGATATGGCGTCTATTTGCATATGGTCAAAAATCGCGGGTTCTATTTGCTTGAATTCAAATAAAACCGGTTGTTTTATATCACACGTTTCTTGGAATTGAATATTATTTATATAATCCATTTCGTATATTTCTAAGTCTTCACTTCGCTTATATTGGTCAATAATATGCACATACAAAAAAAGCACAATAATAAATATAATTACAGTAATGAAAAACTCCATTATTTTTAGTATACAATAGCTACAAATTTATATATATGTTTTGACTAATCTTTTTATCTAATCTTTTGCCTAGTTTTTGTTCACAGAAAACCAACTATTTCTATTAAGTTTTGGTGTAATCAATTCCGGCTCATCAGATAAATCTGATGAATCGCATGATTTACTGGAATTTGCATCAACTTGTATAGTATTGATTTGTTTCATATATCTATACCAAGCGACTTCAGTCTTTGCATCGCCGATATTTTCCAATTCATTTTCAAAAGTATCATACTCGTAAAATCGTAGACGGATAGATTCGTTCGTTCCATGTTCACCAAATTCCTTTTCTTTCATTTCTGCGATTTTTTGTGAATTAATAACCGTATTCCAGACCAACATATGGGCCTTTTCATCAGACCCGCCGCCGGATAAAATAATGGGTTTGCCTAAAGATTTCATATTTGGGTCATTGTCTAATAGTTCTAAACCCGTCTCTTCCTTGATTTCCTTTTTCATAACTGCATTCACCTTCGCTCCCGAATTTTCGTCAAACATTCCCGCAATAAATTCGCTTATATAATCACCTACTGGTAATCGGGCTTGGTTTCCGACTAATACGTATTTCTTATCAGTTTCGTCTGTAACAATAATCAAAATTGTTGCACATGGACCTCGTAAGAAGACAATGCCGTCCATCGGTTTTCCCGTATGACGATTGAATGCAGTTGCCGTAAATTTCAAGAACCCTAACTTATTAGGGTCTGTATGTAAGCCATTCATTTGTCCAAAGAAGTTCGCATCAGTAATCTCAATCATTTGCAAATCAATATCGTCTAAATTAACCGCGTCAATCCACATACGGAATTTCGGGGCAGAACAAATCGCATGGAAAATGGGAAAGATGTGTGGGTATTTTGTAAAAATGCGAACTCCCCGATAATTCTTATACGTGAATCGCTCACGCATTAAATCGTTCCACAATTTATTCGCATATTGGAGAAGGAATGATAATACTGTTACCTGATATACCATATAAATTATATTCATTAGACTCATTTTGCTGGGTGATTTAATAATAATAATAAGAGCTGATTATACTTATTATTATTTGACTAAATAAAGAATCAATTTTATGAACAATGATTATTCAAATCTTCAGTAGTCTAGTGTTTTCTGCGACGAGTGCAGTTTTTAGATGATTTTCTTCGGCGAGATTTGCCGCCTTTGACTAAACCAGCTGCATTGGCGACAGCACCTGCTACATGAGCTACTGGTGTATGGTTACCGCCCATAACTGGTGCACCAACGCCGGCTTTTGTATAAGGTACAGCAGAGTCACCACCAGTGGGTGTAGCTCCCATATCTTTTCCACCCTTTATTTTTTTATATGTTTTTTTAGCAGCTTTCATAGCCATTTTCAATGAAAAATTGGGGCTTTTTGATTTTCCAGTTTTGAACGTATCAGTAACGTGTTTCATCCATGCATTAACCATTTTCAATATATATATATTACACTTATATATTTTTATTTACTAAAATATATAGGTTTTAGTTGTCGCTCATTTTTGGCGCCAAATAATACAATATCTTGGCTCCTTCTCCTAAATCATAATCTATACGCATCGGATAATCCGCCCTGATTTTGATTTCAATATCCTTCGCTAATTTATGATACATGCAAATATGATGCAAATATGTTAAGCTAAATGATAATACAACTTCTTCGCCCTCATTAATACAAAACGACGTTAAATCGTCTATTTTGATTTCTACGCACATTTTTCCACTATCTACACTCGTAGAATAAAGCATGATTTTCTCTTCTGAACACTGGATTTCCATTGTCTCGCCAAATAATTTTAATTGACTCACCATATTCGCAAAATTGGCGGATGGGATAGACATCTCAGCCTGATACTCAATCTCGGGAATACCCATATTCTCCATCTCAATATCTATTAGTGGAAGGTCAAAATGTTTATCAAAATTCTGTTTATTTTCACCAGTGAAATGGATGAATAGTTTGTCGGTTTCTTCTTGGTCAAATATGATATTCATTACTTGACCTTTATCGCGTGTATTCAATATTTTGAATAAAATCGCCGAACTGACCCCGATTGTGATACCAGATTCATCATCTGATGAAAATGTATATTCATCAAACCAAGCTTTAGGAATAATAATCTCAAAAATACTGACTTTGGATGAATCCATTGCTTGGATATATAGGCGTCCAGTCTCAAAACTAATATTAATATGGTCGGTTAATAATTTGATATGTTGGAAAATGGCGGCGAAACAATCAGCTTTTTCCAAATTATTAATAACAATATTCATATTATATTGTATTGTTATCAAATTAGGTTTTTATGTTATTATTATTATTATTATAGTAATAATTGTAGCAAAAGTCCGTCCGATTCGGCTTTTGTGCAAAATACCAATTTCTGTTTAACTGATGGGTCAGTCATTGCCGAAAATATACGCGAAATATGTTCCATGACGGATGGTGTATGATATATTTTAAATATGGTCAAATTCTCAACAAAACTAATATTTGTAGTGCTAGCTAGACTACAACATTCATTGCAAAATAGTTGTATAATATGTTTATATCGCTCAGCCGCTGAAATAGTAAACCCTTTTAAATTAATATGCATTTCATATGTTGCGTTTTTATTTATAAAAATCATGATTAAATTAATGAGATGACCCACAATGGCCGTATAATTTTCCGGATTCGCAAATAATTTGAATAATGGATATTCAATATAAATAATGTTTTTTTGATAATTTTGTTCATTATTTGTTAGAATATATGCAGTTTGTCCTAAAAGAGTAGCCAATTCAATATTCTTTGATATTGTTTCTGCACATTGAATTTTTTGCGCACTTTTAAAGAAAATATTGGGTTTTGATTTTGTATAATAATCAGTCTTCATTTTATTCAACAATTCAAGCATATTTGAATCCGTATTATTCATTATATTGTAAAAATGCTAACTAACTACAAATATATAAATACTAAATTTTATATATTTTTACTAATTGTATTTCTACTAAATTTTTGTGGATATGTAGATTAGGCCAAGATAGTCGTATTTGATTCACCCCCAGATAATTCATACGTAATTTGATTTTCTAGATTGGTTTGACCTGCGATTTCTTCGCCCGTTATTTCAGACAAGATACGGATGCGTTCATCCATCAAGGTTTTGTTAACATCCATTGTGTATGATTGCAAACTCAATACAATATTTTTCATGTTTGCGATTTCATCCGCCAAGATTTCAAAACGACTATTAAATTCTTCTAAATAACTGGTTCCTAATGTTTCGCCAGAATTCAGGTTTTCAAGGGATTGTGTTATATTGGCTTGATTAGGAATAGACATAGGGTTTTGTTTGGTATCGCTCATAAATGATTCTAAATTGACTAACCGTTTATCTATAAGGGCAATGACTTGTGGTAAAGTTAATCCGGCCGTATTATGTCCAGGTTGAGATTGAGTTTGACGTCCCGATACGGGAGAAGGCGGTTCTGTACTAGCAGGGGCTCTTCGTTTTTTGGCGGCGGCATTTGAACTACTCATTTTTAGGTAAATATATTTATACACTTAAACACGATACTTTGTGCGAATACCAAACGAATATATTTATTTCATAGTCATTTTGATACTGGGATGTGATATATACGATTTGGTCCATTCTATATCATCAATTGTATATTCTGTAATATCGGTATGCATTGTTTTTACATAAATCTTGGGAAAATCAAATGGTTCTTTCAATAATTGGGTTTTCAAACCGTCTAAATGTTCTTCATAAATATGTGCATTTCCCAAGAAATAGACAAAATCTTCGGCAATTAGTCCACAATGTTTGGCTAAAATATGCGTCAAAAATGAGTATGATGCGATGTTGAATGGAACGCCTAAACCACAATCCCCACTTCTCTGATATAATGCACACGATAAATATTGATTATCGCGAACATTGAATTGCATCATTATGTGGCACGGGGGCAACGCCATTTCGTCAATTTGCTGCGGATTCCATGCCGTTATGACGAGTCGTCGAGATGACCGCGTTTCAGGGTTTTTCAATTGGTTTATTATATTTAGCAATTGGTCAATGCCTTTCCCGGAATAATCTGCTGCCGAATTGGTATAGGGTGCATTGAAATGCCGCCATTGATGGCCATATATGGGACCTAAATCGCCTTCATCCAAATGTTGTAGCCCGCGACTATTCAAGAATTCGCGACTTGAATTTAGGTCCCATATATGTACCCCGGCTTGCTGCAATTCTGTATTGCTAGTAGACCCGCGTATAAACCATAATAATTCATGTAAACAAGTTTTCCAAGCAACTCGCTTTGTTGTTAGCAACGGAATTGTTCCATCGCGTAATGAAAATCGCATAGAATGGCCGAATATGGAATATGTTGCACCATTTCGCCCCATTTCGTATGAACCTTTATCTATGATTTCTTGGATTAGGTTTAGATATTGGGATTCTTCTCTTATAGCCATAATACAATTATAATTTGTTTGTATTTATGTGATTTATTGGTATTCATAATATTCGTATTCTACAATATTCAATTTCTTGGTTCGGCAAAATAGACCAACCACCGAAACCTTATAACGAAGAAAAAAATGAAGCGGTCATCAAATGTAGTCTAATGCCTATGAAAAAAGGTGCTTTTACACCACCGATTTGATAATTCAATTTAGCAAATAAAGAAGGAAAAATGACCGATAATTTTTATTTTATTTTTTAGAATAATCTTGTCTCATTTTTTTTTTCGGTCGGTGTAATTAGATGAACACAAATATATTTTTCTAATCAAAGCTTATAGTATAGTATGGATATTTTGCAAGAAACCAAGGACGTTAATAAAAAATCGTTTTTTAACCACGTATTTTCGTCAACTGAAGAGGGCAAGGCCGAGATTTTGAATGTCGTTCAATATTCGGTCATGGGCGTAATTCCCATTGTGATTTTGAATAAATTAATCCAGCGATTTATTCCCGAAGCAGATAGCGATAAATCCAGTTTAGAACTTTTAGTAGAAGTATTCATCCAATTAATTGTGATGTTTTGCGGAATTATTGTGATTCATCGCACGATTTCTTTTATACCTACTTACAGTGGATTCAAATACGAAAACTTGACGTTGACTAATGTAATATTGGCGTTCCTAATCATTGTATTAAGTATTCAAACCAAGTTGGGTATAAAGGTAAATATTTTAGTTGACCGCATTTCCGATTTATGGAATGGAACGGCGTCGGATGAGAAAAAATCTAATATGAAAAAAAAGGTCCGAATAAATGAAGCAATGTCTTCTCATACCTCAAGCCAAGCCGATTATTTAGACAATTCTCAAGTTCAAACTACCATGTTTCCCCCTGCACCAGTCGCCACGACTCGTCAGTCAAATGATACTTATGACTCTATGATGCGAGGCGGCCAAGATTATGCTTCTAATATGGGTCCCATGGCGGCAAATAGTGTTTTAGGTAGCACTTTTGGAGCATCATTCTAGTTGAAATAATATAGAAATATACTATATTATTTGCTAATATGTCGCATAAGATAGATAAAATTATCTATATCAATTTGGATCATCGGTTAGACCGGTTTATTGAAATAAACGCCGAATTATCTAGTATGGGATTAGAAGCCGAACGGTTTAATGCAATATCTCATACGCAAGGAATAGTGGGGTGCGGATATTCTCATTTAGAAGTATTGAAGATAGCCAAATCTCGCAATTATAAAAATATTTTGATTTTTGAAGATGATTTTGAATTCTTGGTATCAAAAGAAGAATTTGATAAAGAATTAGACCAATTCTTTGATAGTAAATTAGATTATGATGTTTGTATGTTAGGATATTTATTAATTGAATCGTGTGATATAAAAGAATTCCCATTTGTAACACGCGTATTGGCTGCTCAAACTGCATCCGCTTATTTAGTCAATGAAAAATATTATGATAAACTGATTGATTTATATACATGGGCAATCCTCAAATTAGAACAAACTGGCGAACATTGGAATTGGGCAAATGACCAAATTTGGAAAACATTGCAGCAGAAAGATAACTGGTTTTGTTTTACTAAACGAATCGGTAAACAGAGAGATGGGTATTCAGATAATACTGCTTCATATACTATATATAATTGTTGATATTACTATACCGTTTTATCGGGGTTTTCTATATTTCGCGGCACAAAACTCATTGAATCCATCATCTCCATTTTACGCATTGATTTTTCAAATGCATGTTGTTTATCTAAATTTGAAAATAAATACTCGGTATTTGGGCTTTCTTCGTTCTTCTTAATTTGTTTATATACCTGATTTATTTGCTCAACTACAGCTAACAATATTTCTTTTTTCGGCATTAATTCTACATTCGTAGGTATAGGTTCTGTGACTAACGCCACCGCATAATATAATAAATATCGGCGTTTTTTGCAACTTGCTGTCGTATACTTTATACAAAATAAATTGAGTAGTGCCCCTAATAATTTTTCAACATAAGCCCCTCTGGCTTTACCATAGTGCATTATTCCATCCCATACCAACCATATTATATCTTTTTGGAATTTATTGTCTACTTTCATCGTTTTTCGGCGACTACAATAACACGGCTCTTTTCGTTTTTTGCAGATTAAATCAAATTCTATTACCCATTCTATCCAATAGCAGGCTTGAGACATATTATTCGTTTCTCCTGCTATATGATATGCAAATTCGTTGATTGCGATTAGCAATTCTTTCGGGTCACCTTGTAAAAAAATGGGTTCTATAAAGCTCACTGATGTTGCCTTTAATCGTTCAGTCATTTGTGTGATATCAAATTCTTCTTCTCTATTGATTTTGTGGTGTTCAAAACTATGTTTTTTATTGGATAATGTGAGAGTGCATATAATCTCGGCAAATAATTTGCGGAGTTTGGTATTATTCCGTGCATCATGTTCATTCGTATAATGAGATTGAGACATGAGCGTTCTAAACATATCATATCGCATATCCAAATAGATTACCAATTTTGGATTACCTAAATGTATATATTTTCCCATATAGTGCAATATTGTTTCCCATACATCCATAAAATGACCTGCACATATCAATTCCGCGCACCAATAACACGCCGGCTCGACTTTACCTTTCAACATATTTTCTACCATTGTTTTTTGGACATCTGTTTTTTTATATCGCGAAAATGAATACCCTTTGAAATCTCCTGGATACCTAATATCATTTATTAACGAATTATCTTCAACCTGGTTTTTATCGGGTTCCATTTTTTATGTTATATCTTCACAACATAAAAAATATACATTTATCTTGCGTAATTTTATGATACAACTATGATACAACTATGATACAACTATGATACAACTATGATACAACTATTCCGTAATCAATCTAGGAACAATATTAATCGTCTGCAACTCTTGCGACAACAATTTGAATGCATATGGTATTTCAACCCGCGCAAATTCCGTCATATTTCCGCATGTATTACACTTATGAATAGTCATATCATCTTTATCATGCATTCGGCGTTTTGACCCATCATTATATGATGCTACCATCCCACATCTTTTGCATACATGTGTGCTATATTTATCCGATACTTCATATAATCGCTCTCTGCAAAATTTCGACATTCCGTGTGCTAACATCACATCTCGCTCCATCTCGCCAATACGGAAACCACCATCTCGACTACGACCTTCCGCCGGCTGACGCGTCAAATTCACCATCGGACCAATCGACCTACTATGCTGCTTATCATTCACCATATGCTTCAATCTCTGATAAAATACCGGACCGATAAATATATTCGTCTCCAACTGCTCACCGGTTAATCCATTATATAACACTTCATTTCCATAACTCTCATATCCCAACTTCTGCAACTGCTCGGCTATCGTCTTCACATCTAAATTACCGAAACTTGTCCCATCTCCAAACATTCCCAGTTGCAACAAGACCTTTCCTAATAGCGTTTCTTTTAATTGACCTATCGTCATACGCGAAGGAATTGCATGCGGGTTTATAATAATGTCGGGTCGCAATCCTTCTTTCGTAAAAGGCATATCACACTCGGGAATGATGTTACCGCAGGTCCCTTTTTGTCCATGTCTTGAACTGTTTCCTACAATGAGACAAGGGCTATTTGTCGTTTCTCGCATGTAATAGGTGTGAGAACTCGGCATTTCAACGCAATACACTTTTCCAGTATATTTTATCAGCATTTCTTGGTTTGAATCGTTTACTTTTTTATTAATCCATGGCTGGTTTTGTTTTCGGATAATACTTACCTTGTAATATGTATGTTGTTGTGTGATTGAAACCGTGGTCCCTGCCCGTGAACCTAGATTACGTTTTCCAATACGGGCAATACCAGTGGGTTCTTCTGCAATTTTAACAATTCCTGACCACCCGCAATGTAATGCTAAACGGGTAATATCATCTGCTAATTGTTTGCTGATAGTTCCATATCGGCTAAATTCATCTTCACCTTTATATTGCATTGTTGAACCATCTCCTTGTAATAATGCTTCCAATAATACAATAGATTGCCTCTGCGATAATGTCCATACATATTCTGGTAACTTTTTATGTAATGCACCTAACAAATATTGATGTAACTCTTCATAAACATGTCTATACTTAGAACCGGATATAAAGAACTTACCATCTTCATGGTGCGTATAATCAATATCTAATTTTTCAAATATACTTTTATTAAAATCAGTTTTACGCTCCTTTAATGCACTTAAATATGTTCCAGTTCCATTTTTATCACAATGCCCATCACTAATAAACATCCCCACAAATTGCAACCACGCATCCATATCGTAATCCACATCACCGATACGAATCGTTGGAACATCGGGATACGCATTCTCCATAGTCTTTTGAAATCGCACCATTTTACCCATAACATCTTTGGCTTCAATCAATTCATATTTGGCGTTCTTTACTCGGCGTTGAACGTATAAACGATGATTCAATGTGCAAACGATTTCAACCTGTTTATTTTTAATGGAATACATATCGCCGTCGTGGTCATATTCAAATTTCGCACTGGGAAACTCGTAGCATAGCTTTCCGTTTTCGTCTAGAGTGCACAATTTGTGTTGCGTAATATCAACATGTTGGATTTCAAGCCATCCGTGGTCAGTCAGAACCTGTTGACCCGGCATCGCGCAAAACTTATCACCCAAAACGGGTTTACGCAAAATTCGCACACGCACCTTGGCGAAATTGTATCCATCACCATTACGACCCGTATAATTCTTATCAATATATGTCTCTTCGGTTGTGCGGAATGTCTTGCTTTGGTCTTCATATTTGACTGTTTTTGTTAAATCATTGCGATTCTCTTTAATAGGCACCGTTTTCGCGATAATCACATCGCGATTCTCGACCAAACTATTTTCGGGAATGAATCCACTCGGATTGAGCTTTTCGTAATTGCCGAACTTGATACCTTTGGTCTTGGATGCATCGGGTTTGCAACGAATAATCTCATCACGAATAATGTTCTTGTCTTCGTCCTTTTCCGTGTGGTAAATCGTCGCCATAAATAGACCGCGGTCAATTGAACCTTTATTCACCAGCACGGAATCTTCTTGATTATATCCCGTGTGAGACATGATAGCAACATGAATTTGCGTGCCTGATGGGATTTGATTCAAATGAATGAAATTCATGATTCGGGTATCAACCAAAGGTCGCGAAGGATACGATAATACGTATGAAGTTTTGTCCATACGTTGGTCGTAATTTATCGCATATACTCCAATCGCTTGTTTAGCCATCGCACATTGGTATGTATTACGCGGTGATTGATTATGCTCGGGATAAGGAATGCATGACGCCAAAACGCCGAAAATCGTGCTGGGATGAATCTCGCAATGCGTATAGTTGATTTTGCTTTTAACATCGTGCAAATAACCATCTTTGGCCTTCATCGCAATCATTGAATAATTCTGCTCTTCAGGGTCAATGTATTCAATCACTGACTCGTCTATGCGACATGATGTGATTAAATCGTTCCAAGCCAATTCTTTGTTCGCTATTTTCTCAATAATTTCCGGTGTAATAATTGCCTGATTATCTCGCACACGCAATACTGGACGGGCTAGACGACCACCGTCATTGCAGATACGAATCTCCATCATTTTGAAATCAAATACGATTGACGTATAGACGTTGATAATCCCGCGGTATTTTTTGTCTTTGATATCGTTATATAATTGCATCGGGTCTTTCGCCACGCCAACCCATGTTCCATTGATAAACACCTTGATTTTACCATATAAATCATGCGGATTAGTATCATCTACTGATAAAATATCGGGTTTCACATAATCATATAGAGATGCACTATTTGTGGGAATAGTGAGATGAGCCATATAACTTATATTCTTTACGATACCAATAGATTGACCCTCTGGCGTTTCGGCAGGACATAAGAATCCCCAAGTCGTATTATGCAACTTGCGTGGTGCGATTAATTCGCCGCTTTTTTCAAGCGGCGTATTGATGCGTCGAAGATGACTCAAACTGGCGACATATGTTAAACGATTAAGAACCTGGGCAACACCGACTTTACTGCTATTCGCCTGCTTAATACTAAAATCGCCAGTGGATAATGCACGATTAATGCCGTTCTCAATAGTAGATGATTTCATGATTTTATAAATATTCGTCATATTCACAATATTCTCGTAATCTTCGGTAGAACGCCAAGACCCGTTATTTATTTCGCGAATAATCTGTTTTTGCATTTCCTTGACTAGTTTATTGAAATAGTTGCGAAATAAATTATTTAGCAATGTTCCAGTCAATTCAATGCGTTTATTTAGATAAGAATCGCGGTCATTTGTAGGAATCCATCCGAGACTCGTCTGCAATAACTTTTTCGCCATATGACCTATTAAATAAAGTTTCTGTTGAAGAGTGCGGCAATGAGGGAATAAATCGTTATTCAATACCTCAATCGCAAAATCGTGTTTTTTGCGTGCACCCGTCTCTTTATCCATATTAAATGGCGTATATGCGACTGAACTGATAATATGCTTTAATGCGTCTTCTTGATTCATATATTTATTAGCATCAATGATAGATGCCTGCAAACATAGCAATAATTCCGCATTTTTCTCGTCATCAATATTCAGTAGAATATATTCACAAATTGCCTTGTCGTTTAAAACACCGAGTGCTCGGAATAATACGAATAATTCAATCGGATTCTTGATTCGGGGAATTGTGATATACATGCCGTAACCGAATCCGTTGTTTTTGGATGCAATCATCATCTCAATTTGTTTGGGAGAAATGCACTTGTAATCCGGCACTGATTTGATTTCGGCATACCAATTCCATTTTGTCGTATTTTTCCCATCAAAACAATAAATGCGATTCTCGGCTGCACGTTCTTGACCTAATACGGTCTTCTCCGAACCTTTGATTATGAAATATCCGCCGCAATCCATTGGACACTCACCCGTTAAGATAGGGTCAATGTATCGGTTCTGGCTAAGAACACAGATATTGGATTTCAACATGATAGGCATTTTGCCGATATTGATTTTAGGTAATATTTTGGTAATAATGTGGGGATTATCCAGATTATCGGCAGTGCGAACAACATAGTCGAGTTTGATGTCGACCGTTTGCGTGCTAGCATAGGTGAAATTCCGGAGTTTGGCCTCTTGAGGAAACATCAACTTAGTTGCACCATTATTTTCGTGAATCTGTGGGGGATATAATTTATAATTATCAAATGAAATCACGACTTCAAGGAAATATTTCCCTTTGTCTGGAATAAAGTCATTCTCAGAGTGAATCGTGACTGGATTGAACATCTGGATAGTTCTCTGAACTTGATAACCGATGAAATGATTGTATGATTCAATCTGGTGACGCACCAAACGCTCCAAATGATGTCCTCGAAAATACGACTCAATTAATGCATAGGGTTCTTCCACGTAGTCACCGAGATGTGATAAAACGGATTTACCCTCATTAGAGAATGTGGATGTTTCAATATCGCATTTCAATCGGGCAAGGTGTGTTTCATCTTTCATCATATCCATTAATACCTGGGTAGATTCATTGATAATAATTGGTGCTTTATCAACAGTAAACTTCCTTTTTAGTTTTTTTATAACAGTTGGAACGGAAGACACTACTGTAGCAGCAGTATCTTCTGTCCGTGAAATAGATTGACTTATATCATTCAAACTCAAACTCAAACCTGATTCCTGTCTGCTATCGCACATAATATTAGTAGGATTCATTGTATTATTATTATTGTTATGAAATATGATTAATCTAATTAAATATATTTACGAATCAATTTTCTATATTATTTTCATAAATATTTTGTCGTTTTTCTTGTATTTTTTATGTAATAATTGTGATGTTCATGTTAGTTGCTACAAATAAAGCACCATTTGAGTAAGTAACGCCATATGCATTTTGCATTGTTGCTATATTTGGGGGGCCAGTTACATTATATAATGTTGTATTAGATTTATTGGCCTATATCTATACATGTGTCTGTGTATACACATATAATAAATAAAAATAATATAGACATATGATGTATTACTTTTTATTACGTCAACACTAAAAATGAAGACAAATAATACTACCGGTTTCATTCAATATCTTGATAATTATAAAAATCAGAAAAAATTACAATATGTGGATTTTTCTAATATTACCAAGAACATAAATGCGAGTTATACAAATAATAATTATTCGGCCACCGAGTTTATAGGAAAAGGATTTGGTCATAATACACTTTTATCTTTACGTTCACCCGCCAAAAAATCCAAGCCGGCGACTAATATGACTACTACTAATACAAATTGTTCATTTTTATATTCGGGATATAGTCAAATCATAGATAATACACAATATCCAATGTATTATAATATGTATGATTCATCTATATGGAATACAAGCACAATACCATATATAAATCCTTATGTAGCTAATACATGCACATTATCATGTTGTGAACCGTCATCTGGTCCGTCATCTGGTCCCATTACATCTACCACTCAAGAACAAGCACTTACAATAAAGCTACATAAGGTTCAAATTGATACGGCAGTTTCAAAATTGACTGATTTAATAGATATTATAAATCAATACGAGTATAAGGAAGATACCGATTATAATATTGATTTGAAAGCATTGCATAATATAAAAGAAGAGTTGATTTTATTGAATGGGCTTATCGGTCTCAATCAATTCAAGAATTCAATTATTGACCAAATCTTGTATTTTGTGCAGAATTTGCATGTCGGGGTAGAACCCGATTTCAAACATACGGTTATTTATGGTCCACCGGGAACAGGTAAAACGGAAATAGCCAAGATTATGGGGAAAATGTATTCCAAAATCGGGATATTGAAAAACAATGTGTTTAAAAAAGTGACTCGCAATGATTTGGTCGCCGGATATTTGGGTCAAACGGCGATAAAAACGAAAAAAGTAATTACCGAATGTTTAGGTGGATGTTTATTTATAGATGAAGCCTATTCTTTAGCCAATCATGATGCAAATGATAGTTATTCAAAGGAATGTATTGATACGATTTGCGAGGCATTGAGTGACCATAAAGAGGATTTGATGGTTATTGTCGCAGGATATGAAGAAGAAATGAATGAAACATTTTTCAAGGCAAATCAGGGATTAAATTCCCGATTTATCTGGCGGTTTAAAGTTGACGATTATACGTCGAAAGAATTAATGGCTATTTTCAAGAAAAAAGTGGGAGAAAATGCATGGACATTTGATTGTGATACGAAAATATGCGAGAAATGGTTTGAACATAAAATCGCTGAATTCAAATTCTTTGGTCGTGATATGGAATTATTATTTTCATATACCAAGATTTCGCATGGACGCCGAATTTACGGTAAAACAGACGATTTGCGTAAAAAGATTACAATGGAAGATTTAGAAAATGGATATAAAATATTTGTGAAAAATACCAAGATTAAAAATGAATCGCGGATTATACATGGTTTATATGTATGAATTTTGAGTAATCATATATTGTGATATTGTAGATATTATACGGATATGAATAAAACTATTTCTATTAATCCCGATTTATTTAAATTTGTGGGAAATGGTGGTAAAACCCGGAAAAAACGCGAAAAAACTAATACATCTTCCAGTGGTTTAAATATAAAGGTGAAGGCCATATATAAAGATAAAGACCATAATAAATCCACTAAACGTGCATTATTGAAATATATACGGGCAAAACAGCAGGAAAATTTTGATAAATTATCCAAAGGTGAATTAATTAATCCACCCGAAACTATTGTATTACCCGAAATCGCAGATGCATTTAATAGCGAATTTGACGAATCTTTGAAATATTTGAAATCAGTAACTGACGAAAATGCTAATATCGTTAGAGAAGCGGTTAAAACCGATATGAACCGAAATCGCACTTTGCGTCAATATAATGATTCTCTTAATGTAAATAATGTATCATTGGATATTCCCGATATATTACGCGATTTTCAAGCACCTGCGAATTCAAATATTCAGCGGTTTAATACGTATACCCTTCAACCGCCTCGCCAAAAAATGGTATTTCATAATCCTAAATATGGGTGTTTAAAAGGGGGGACATTACCTACATTCCGGAATTGGAATGCTACGCAAAAAATGTTACCTATGCAAAAAAATATACAAAACTTGGGTCAGAACTTGGGTCTTGGACATAATCCTATACAAATGTTATTACCTGTATCTATGCAAACGGGTGGCGCGGTTCCAAATCAGCCAACTAATAATACTAATTCTTTACCCGTTACTAGTTTTACAAATGGAGGCAATCCAGAAAACAAAGTGAATGAAGCAGTTCAACTTCAAAAAAAAATAAATGCGATTAAAAAAAGTAGACAGCATTTACCCAAACAACGACGCACTATGCGACGCACTTTTCAAATTGGTAAATCCAAAACCCACGGAAAAGTATCAGTGTTAATCTCAAATAAAACTATTCGCAAAAATACGACTACAAAATCGCAATTATTAAAACAAGTTCCTTTACCCGATGTTAAAAAATATCTGGTTAAACATGGATTTATAAAAGTGGGAACTGCTTCACCAAATGATGTATTGAGAAAAATGTATGAAAGTGCCGTCATGGTATGCGGTGATATACAAAATCATAATCCAGATAATTTATTGTATAACTTTTTTAACGATGTTGACGCCAAATAATCCAATCATGCTAATATCCAATCATGTAAATAACCAAAATTCTATCATGATTATTATTACTGTGAAAATATACAATCCTATAATAAAATTCTGTTGTTTTTCATTCAATTTATGTTCTATAAGTGTAACTTTTGCGTATGGTTTATATTCTAAACATTCAACGTTGGTATAATCATATTGATGATGATATTCTTCTGGGTCACAATAAAATCCATAATCTTCTTTTTCGTAACCCATTATACTTTGAATAATATTTATTATTATAAATAATATAATAATAAATCAATTTTACGGAATTATTGTAAAATTGAAATACTTTTTTTGATATAAATTAGATGTAACCTACCGATTAATATCAGTATCCAGCAACTTCCAGATCAATATCAGTATCCAATAGAGGTAATATTTTATCTAATCCCTGACCCTAATCCCTGACCCTAATCCCTGACCCTAATCCCTGACCCTAATCCCTGACCCTAATCCCTGACCCTAATCCCTGACCCTAATCCC